TTTTTGCAAATAATGTCCCATTTATTACGGGAGACTCTGTAATTTATACACATACTTCAAATACACCAATCATTGGACTAACAAATAATACAGAATATTTTGTTGAAGTATTATCCAATAAAACTAAAATAAGATTATATTCATCAAGGTCATTTATTGTAACTGAAGAATTTATAGAAATTGATAAAATTTATGAATTAGGAAACCATAAATTTACACTATCTTCCGAATTTGGGAAACTTTTGGCACCAAAAAAATCCTTGTCTAAATTTCCTATAAAACAAAATTTTAATTTTAATAGTCAAACTCTAACAGAACCAGGATCTCTTGGAACACTTATTAATGGTGTTGATATCATTAATTACAAATCTAATGATAAGATTTTTTATGGACCATTAAAAAATTTAAGAATTATTAATAGTGGAATTGATTATGATGTCATAAATCCACCAAAAATAATAATTTCCAATTCTAGTGTTGGGTTGGGAACAACTGCATTGGCAAATATTGTTGTTAGTGGATCAGTTAAAAACATAATTGTAGATCCACAAAAAGTTTCTATCAAGAGAATTATATCTGCCAAAATATCTGGTGGAAATGGATCTGGAGCAATTTTGGAACCAGTATTGTCATCACAATATAGAGAAATTGAATTTAACGCACTCCAAAGTACGATGGGTGGAGGAGTTAATATATCTGATGAGTCCATTGTTTTTTCAGATTTTCACAAATTAAAAAATGGTCAAAAAATAGTTTATAATTCCAATGGAAATCCTCAACTTGGTATTGGAACTTTCAATGGTTCAAATATTTCTCAGGAAAAATATTTGCAAAACGGATCAGTATATTATCCAAAAATTTTGAATACAAAAGCAATACAACTTTATCATTCCCAATCAGATTTAAATAGTGGAATTAATACAGTTGGATTTACTACAGAAAACACTGGAGGAATTCATAAATTTAGAGAATATGATGAAATTGAAGTATTATCTAAACTAAATGTTCTTGATGGTGGATCCGGATACACCAATAGGTCTTTATATGTAAAATCTTCTGGAATTTCAACAATATCAAATGCAATTAACTATATTAATCACAGATTTAATGATGGGGAAATAATTAATTATTTGCATGAATCTGAAAATCCCATTTCAGGTCTTTCAACTTCTAAACAATATTATATTTTAAAAAATACCAATGATAGTTTTCAACTTTCAGATGCTGGATATATAAACGTTGGAATATCTAAAACAGATTATAATAGAAGAAAACCAGTTAAGTTTGAGACAAATCCAACAGGATATCATATTTTTTCTTATCCAAAAATTTCTGTAGATTTGGAAGTTGAATATTCTGGATTTATTGGTACAATAACAGCAACTCCCGTAGTTAGAGGTGAAATTATAGATGCTTATCTGTATGAATCTGGAACTAACTATGGATCAAATGTTCTAAATTTTCACAAAAAACCTACAATAACGATAAAAAATGGAAGTGGTGCTCAGTTAAAACCAATTATAATTAATGGTAGAATTGTTGCAGTTGAAATTCAACTTGGAGGATCTTTTTACCCATCCAGCATCAATTTAGATATTTTTGGATCTGGATTGGGGGCAGAATTAAGATCCAATATTGTAAAAGGAAGAATAAATTCTATAGTTGTTATTAATGGTGGAATTGGGTACGATGAAAATACTCAAATTAAAGTAAGTGTTCCTGGTAAAAATTTAAAGTTAGATGTCTCTGTTAGAGAATTAACTATTAATAATGTGGAGAGATTTTCTGACCAAATTTTAACTGATTATAATGGTGATTTGGCATATGGTGTATGTGGATATTTGCCCGAAAGAGAAGGAATCTTATTTGCCGATCCGGATACAAATACTGGTCATTCCAAGATTATTGGGTGGTGCCGAGACGGCAATCCAATTTATGGACCATATGGACATAGTGATCCAAGAAATTTTAATTCAGAAATTATTAAATTGCAGTCTGGATATTCCTTAAATATAGAAAATGTAGATAATAGACCTCCAATATCTGATTTTTCTGAAGGATTTTTTGTCGAAGACTATACTTTTGAAGATTCTGGACAATTGGATAAGAGTAATGGTAGATTTGAAAAAACTCCAGAATTTCCACAAGGTGTGTATGCATATCATGTTGGAATAATAATTGATCCAAATAGTGGAAATTTTATTCCAGAATTTCCTTATTTTGTGGGAGAATTTTATAAATCTAATATTGAAGATAACTTTTATATAGATCAAAATATTGATTTCAATGATTCAATATTAGTTAGAAATACATTTCCATATAGAGTAAATAATGATTATTCTGCAAATGATTTTTTACCAAAAGTAAATAAAAAATTAAGACAAATATCTAAAATAAAATCTATTACATCCGGAAAAATTGATTCGATAGATATTATTGAACCCGGTGAAGATTATTCTGTTGGAGATTCATTAACTTTTGATAATACTGGAACGGATGGTAGTGGATGTTATGCAGAGGTTTCTAAAATTTATGGAAAAGAAATTAATAAAATAGAAACTTCTTTTAAAAATTACGAAAATGTAATATTTACTTGGAAAAATAATAATACAATTTCTGCACATATATCTCCATATCATGAATTAATAGATGGTGATATTGTTCAAATAACTGGTATTTCAACTTACATTTTGGGATTATCAAATAATCACAAAACATCGATAAATCGGTCAAATACAAGATTGACAAAAGCAATGACATCTAGTGGAATAGTAACTGATATATATGTTACAAATATTCCAGATATTGTAAGTATTGGCAGTTCTATTGTTATTGAGAATGAGACTTGTTCAGTTCTTAATATATTTAACGAGCAAAATGTTATTAGAATTGATAGAGGATCTGTTGGCACTTCACATACATCTTCAACAATAGTTAATGTATATTCAAATTATTTTGATATTAATTTGAGTACTGAGTATTTTGATTCTTCATTAAATGATATAGTTTATTTCAATCCAACAATTTCTATTGGAGTTGGTATTGATACCGGATCTTCTATTAGTCGTGAGTATTATATTGGAGATTATAAAAAAGATATATCCATTCCAACCCAGAGCATTTATTTACCAAATCATCCATTTAAAACAAATCAGAGAGTTTTATTTTCAGGAAGTTCTGGAGGATCTAGCATCGATGTTTCCAACATTTCTGGTTCATCTCAATTTTCTTTAGGGATCGGTACTCATGTTCATATAATCAATAAATCCAAAGATTTTATCGGAATAGTAACTCAAGTAGGTTTGACTACACAAACTAACGGTTTATTTTTTATAACAAGTGGTAATAATAAGTATAATTATAGTTTTTCTAGCATATCCAATCAAATATCAGGTTCAGTTAAAAAAATTGACGCAACAATAACAACATCTGAAAACCACGATTTACTGGATTCTGATTATATTAATCTTATTATCAAACCAAATCTTTCTGTTGGTATTGGAACTTCCACTTCTATAAGAGTAAGGTATGAACAAAATTATAACAAACTTTTGATTAATCCTATAGGATTTAATTCTAATTCTGTTAATGTTACTAGTAATATTATAACTTTACCTTCCCACAATTTTAAAACTGGTCAAAAAATATTTTATGAAGCAATTGGAACCAAAATAAGTGGTTTAACTACTAGTGAATATTATGTGTATAGGAATACTAGTAATAATATTCAACTTTGTGAAACATATATAGATTCAATATCAAATCCACCAACAATTATTTCTATTGGAAGTAGTGGTGGAAATAATCAAGAAATATCACAAATTAATCCAAGAATATTATCAATTAAGAATAATAATTTAGTTTTTAATCTTTCAGATTCTTCATTGTTAGGATATAAATTTGAATTTTTCTATGACAAACAATTTAATAATAACTTTGTTTCAATCGCAAATACTTCCAATTTTACTGTTAGTAATAAGATCAATAATGCCGGAATTGTAACAGAATCAACTATCAATTTTAGCGAAAATTTGCCAGAGAATCTATATTACAGTCTAAGTAAAAATGGAATTCCAGTATTTAATAATGATAAAGATGAAGATTATCAAATTTCTTTTGTTGATGAGTTATACAATCAAGAATATAAAATTTCTGGAGTTGGGAGTACATCTTTTCACATCTCATTAAATGATATTCCACAAAAATTATCATATGTGCAAAGTGAATGTTCATATTTAAAATATGAAACTATCTCCAAATCTGCAAAAGGTGGAATATCAAATATAAAAATTTTAAACTCTGGTTATGGTTACAAAAAACTTCCAAAAATTTTAGAAATTGTATCCAAAAGTTTTGGAAAAAATTCCATTCCTCAACTAAATTCAAAGTCTATTGGAAAAATTGGAAAAATTGAAATTAATAATGATGGATATGATTATCCATCGGATAAATCATTAAGAGCACATGCTCGGGTTGATACTATTGCCATTATAAGTGATAATGAAAAAATTGAAAATGTTAAAGTTCTAAGTGGTGGAAAGAATATTGTATCTAAACCGGAATTACATTTGGTAAATTTGGTTTCTAGAAAAAAAATACTTAATGGATTATTTGAGGTACAGGTGGGTAAAAATAATATTAGTCAAGTCAATATTATACAAAAACCAACAGGTTTGGAATCAGTAAATCATCAAATTTTTACTATTAATAACAGCAATGGAATTTCAATAGAACAAATTACTAGTGCAACTAATGGAATTGTTGAATGTATTATAAGAACTCCACCAATCACTGGATATACTATTCCACCATTTGAAGTTGGTGATTTAGTATTTGTTGAGGGAATAGTAAAACCTTCAACAACAGATGAATTTGGAGTTGTAACTTATCCTGGAGATGGATTTAATTCCATTGATCATGGATATAATTTCTTCAAAGTTGTTGAATTTATTAATACAGACCCAGCAATTTTAAAATATGATATCAGTGAATATACTTTGACTCCAGGAAAAATTCCCGCTGAATTTTCAGCATTTTCTCCATCACAATTTACTGCAATTACAAACATCAAAAATTACCCTATATTCCAACTAACTCAAATAATAGATAATTTTGTTGATAATGAAAATATAATTATAAATGGTAACGTATCAAATGCTTTAGTTAAAAAATCTTCAAATAATTCATTAAATATTTTTAATCCCAATAATAGTCTCAAAAATTACGATATTATTCGGGGTGTATCATCCGGTGCAATTGCAAAAATTTCTAGAGTATTTAATTATGATAATGTAAGGTATACAATAGATTCTACAAACAAAAAAGAACTTGGGTGGAAAACTGATATTGGAAAATTAAATACTGACCTTCAAGTCACAGCAGATAATGATTATTATCAAACATTAGCATACTCTGTCCAAAGTCCAATAGAATATATAAATTTTGTAGATTATGTAAATAATCTCGTTCACCCTATCGGTACTAAAAATTTTGCTGATGTTGGAATTACTTCTTCTGCAAGAAGTTCCATAGGATCTAGTGAAACTTTGCTAACAACATTGGACTTTGTACAAGAAAAGAGGATTGATACAATTGATAATTTCGATCTAGTTTTTGATTATAATACAGTTGGCGATTCTTCAACACTGATAAAATTTAAGAATAAAAAACTTTCCGATTTTATTGAATGTTTAAGTAATAGGGTTCTTCAAGTAGATGATATTAGTAATTCTTTCTCCAGTTCGGAATTTAATAAGGATACATTTTTGGATGGTTATGAATATCCACTAACTGATTTTTATTCTAAATTTTTAGTCCAAGTTTGTGACACTGAACAAGAAAGTTATCAACTTAGTGAAATTATTGTAATAAATGATTATAATACAACATATACGATGAATAAATTGGATTTATATAATAATGAAAGTCTTGGATCATTTAGTGGAGAAATTGGTCCAGTTGGAGATCCTGTTTTAAGATTCAATCCATCGGACCCATATAATAAAGGATATGAATTAAAAATATATAGAGAGTCATTTGATCCTGGCACAAAAAATGTTGGAGTGGGATTCACCGATTATGGATTTGTTAGATTGAGTGGAAAAACGGAAAAGTTGGTCCCAGGAGTTGGAATTTCAACTACAATGTTTAGGGGTCTATTAAACCAATTTAATACAATTTTTTCCAGTTCTTTAATTATTGATACTGATAATAATAAACTAAATTATTATGAAGTAATAGGTTATCATGATGGAGTAACTCCTAATATAGCCGAATTTTATTTTGATTCTGAACAATCAATTAGTGGATTATCTGGAAGTTATATTGGAACTTTTGGACTAAATGTTTCTGGTGGCATATTAAATTTATCCTTTTTTAGTAATAAAAATAACAATATTGTAGTAAAAACAAAAACTGTTGGATTTGGAACTACTGCTGGTGGAATTGGCACTTATAGATATTTGGTTGATGATCAAATTCCAGGAACTGAACAAACAACAAGATTGGAATCGGATTATAAAGTTATAACAGGAATAACAACAATTAAAACTTTTGACAGTTCTGTCGAATCCTCATTAAAGTCCTTAATAAGAGTTGGTATTGGATCAACGGTTGCATTGCACCAAGTTTCTGTTATAGCAAATCAAGTATCAAATAATATTCAACATTATCCATTTATATCTATAGGGTCTACTTCAGGAATTGGTACATTTTCAACTGAAGTTCAAGGTCTAAATGTTTCGGTAAAATTTCATCCAGACAGTCAGTTTCAAAACAGTCAAATATTAGTTCAAAGTTTTGATCAATTCATATATTCATCTCTTGATGAGTTTAATATTCCAGATGAATTACTTTATGGAACATCTAAAGAAAAATTTTCAATTAATAAATATGGGTCCATAAACAATTTTGGTAAAGATAGATTAAATTTTGATTTAAATTATGATAGAATTCCAATTTTTCAAAAAACATTTAATCCAACAAGTTTGAGTACATTAAATAAAGCAACTGGAATATTTACAATCAATAATCATTTTTTCCAAAATAATGAGGAATTAATATACACTCCAGATTCAACCTTAATTGGAATTGCCGCATCTTCCGTGGGAATTGGTACTACTATTGTTGGTGGAAATTCTATTGAAGGTGACTTTATTATTGGGTTTTCCACAATAACTGGTATAAGCAACATTGATGGTATTGTGGTAGGAAATCAAATTTCCGGAAAAAGTATTACAAACAATACTACTATTGTAAGTATTGGTCAAACTTATTCATATTTTATTGGAAATGTTTCTTCCGGATCATCTGTTATTACGGGAATTGCAAATACTTCAATATTAACTGTTGGGGCAGGAATCTTTTCCGGAAATAACAACTCTTTAGGAACAATTTATAATATTGGAATAAATTCAATCACAGCATCAGCACCAATTGCTGCTGGGGGGTCAAATAGAATTTATTATACAAATACACTCAAATCTTCACTAACATTGTCCAATGTTTCTGTGGCATCTACATTTAGGGAGATTTATACTGTTGGAATTTTAACAGATATATGTCCATCTAAAGTTTATGCTATAAAAATAGATGAAAATAATTTTAAACTGAAAGGAGTTTCTGGACCAAGTGGAATTGGATTTACATTTACTTCAATAGGATCTGGAAATTATCATAGACTTGAAATGAAGAAAAAAAATGAAAAGTCATTAATTACAGTTAATGGGGTAAATCAATATCCATTAACTTATACACCTTTGGTGGGGATATTAACAGGAAATATTGGAAATTTGGTAAGTATTGGAGCATCATTTATTGGATTGTCTGGAATATCTTCAATAATGTCATCTGACATTATTAAAGTAGAAGATGAATACATGACCATTTCAAATGTTGGGTTTGGTACGACTACTACTGGTCCAATTACTGGGATTGGGACAATTCCTATAATTCAAATTGAACGTGGTAAATTTGGATCAACAGAATCCAATCATTATGATGGATCAAATTTCAGAATTTATAAAGGATCTTATAATATTGTTGGTAATGAAATTTGGTTTGCAGATGCTCCAGATGGTAAGGCAAATAATGATCGTCTTTTAAGTACTTATTTACTTTCACCAAAATCAACATTTAATGGTAGGATTTATTTGAGAAAAGATTATACAAATAATCAAATATATGATGATATTTCCAACAATTTTACTGGAATAGCAAGAACATTTACCTTATATAAAGAAGGAAATACAGTTTCAAATGCAGTAGGTGGAAATAATTTAGTTTTTATCAATGATATATTCCAAACACCTGATACTGTAAATAATGATGGAAATAATTATGAGATTTTAAATTCTGGAATATCTAGTGTATCATTTACTTCCACAAAAGGACTTCTAGAAAACCCAAATACAATTTTAATTGTTGAAAATGATGTAAATCAAAATTTAGTTCCAAGAGGAGGATTAATAGTTTCCCTAGCATCAACTGGAGGAATTGGATACGCACCTTTGGTTGGAGTTTCATCAACAATGCTGGATGTCAGGATCGGTGCTGGAGGATCAATTTCTTATATTGGATTTACATCTTCAATAATTGTTGGTATAGCAACAACTGGAACTATTGGAGTAACATCTGATAGAATAACTGGAATTGCAACTCTCAGTGTTCGTGTCAATCAAAAAATTACTGACATATTATCTACACAAAGGTCTGGAGATATTATTCCAAATATTACTAAAATACTACCATTTGATACTAGAGTATCCTCTATTGGAATTGGTACAGTCTTTTTAAACAAATCATCAACAAATGCAAGTTCAATCTCAACTTCGTTTGGATTTGATATCGGTCCAATATATGGTTCTGGATATAATAAATCTACAATTTCAATCGGAATTACGGATTCAAATCACACTGGAACTCAGGCAATACTTTCTGCAACTATTGGTGCTGGAGGATCTATTACTTCATTCAATATTAATAATGGTGGAACAGGATATGTAAGTCCTCTGGTTTCAATATCCGACCCATCTTATGAAAATTTATCAATTCAACCTATAAGTAGAATTGGTGTAAATAATCCAAATACATTGGGAGTTGGATTATCAATAACATTAGATATCGGTCCAAATTTTAAAAACGTCGGAATTGGAACAAGTTATTTTGCAATAAAATCATTTGAAATTAAAAAACCGGGTTATGGATTTCAATTGGGAGATACTTTTTCACTAGTTGGACTAGTAACAGATTCTAGACTTGCTTCACCAATAGAAAAATTAATTTTTACTGTTGATGATGTAAAAAGTGACAGTTTTGCATCTTGGCAACTTGGAGAATTTGATTTTATTGACAGTACTAAAGATTTGCAAAATTCTGTTAGAAAAAGATTTCCTTTGTTTAAAAATGGAGAATTACTAAGTTTTGAAAAAAATATTGGCAATAATGAGTCTCAAAAGATTGACTATAATACACTATTGCTAATTTATATAAATGGTGTTATGCAAGAACCAAGTATTTCATATCAATTTAATGGGGGAACTTCATTCATATTTACTGAAGCACCAAGATATGAAGATAATATTGCAATTTTCTTCTATAGAGGTACTGCAGGAGTTGACAGTAAAGAAACTGATATAATTCCAACAATCAAACCTGGAGATACTGTACAAATTAAAAGAAATCCAGAAATTATAACGACAATTTCTCAAAGTCCTAGAATAGCATCATATATTGCATCTTCTGATATTCTCGAAACGGGTATATACCTTGAGGAAGGTATTGATGAAATTAATTTCAAACCAATATCTTGGACTAAGCAAAAAACTGATTTAATCATTAATGATGTTATTCAATATAAGGAAAGAGATTCTTTAGAGTCTTTAATATTTCCTACTGCAAAAATTATTAAATCAATAGATTCTTCTAGTACAGATATTTTTCTAGATAATGCACAATTTTTTAATTATGAGGAGAATTCTGGTGGAGAATCAATTAATAAATTTGATGCTTTGGTTATTTTGGGTAATGAACCAACATTTGCAGATATAACCACAAATGTTTCTGTCGGAGGAACTACAATTTCATCATTAACAATCAATAATGGTGGAAGTGGTTATAATTATGTCGGAGCAGGAAGTAGTGTTCAACTTAAATTGAGATCTATTGTTGGTTTGGGTGGCAGTGATGCCATCATTTATGCACCAATTTCAACCGCAGGAACAATAACCACACCAATCAATATAGTAAGTTCTGGATATGGATATACATCTTCAAATGTACCTGAGGTTATTGCACCAACTCCGAGTCCTAGCAAAGAATTAATTAGTAATATTACTTTTGTTCAAGGATTTTCTGGAATAATAACTGGAATTACCACATCTGCAGGAATAGGAACGGATCTTGCAATTCAATTTTATGTTAAATATGACCAGAATGATGCAGGATCAGTATCTGATTTACTTAGTGATAGTCAATATCCAATATTAGTTTTTGATTCTAAAGTTGGTAAAGGCACAACTTCTATTGATAAACTTGATAATGTTGTTGTTGGTGTTGGGACCACATTTGTAGATAATATCTATTATGTACATTCAGTTTATTTAAATAATTTGGTGGGAATTATCACCTGCAATATACATTCAAAAACGGATTGCGTTGGTATAGGTAGCACTTTTGGTTCTCAAATTTGCGGTAGATTTTCTTGGGGAAGATTAAGTTCATTTGCCAGATTATCATCTTCACCATTATCAATAAATCTTAGTAGTTATAATACAAATTCTGGTCTTACATCATATCCAACTATACAAAGAAGGAATTATGGATTGAGAAATACTGGTGCTATTGTAAAAGATATTAATTAAGTATAATATAAATATAAAAAAAAGAGATAATAATGTCTGCGATTGTTACCGACCAATTTAGAGTACTAAATTCTAAAAATTTTGTGGATTCTGTTCAAGATCCAAACAATTCCTATTATGTATTTCTAAGTCTCCCCAATCCGGATATTGTTGGATTTGGTAGAACTCAAACATGGGATTCTAATACACCACCACCAATAGATAGTCTTGATTATTTAAATCATGTAAAGGATACTATTATTTTTGGTAGAAAAATTACACCAAATAATATTAGAAGATTGATTAGAAGGGTTGATTGGACTGCCAATACCGTTTATGAATTATACAGACATGACTATAGTGTATCAAATCCATCCCAAAGAACAAGTTCGTATAGGTTATATGATGCAGAATATTATGTTATTAATAGTGATTATAGAGTTTATATTTGTATCGACAATGGATCGTCTCCAGTTTATCCTTTGGGAAGACCATCACAAGATGAACCAAAGTTTGTCGATTTGGAACCATCAAGAGCCGGAGAAAGTAATGATGGTTATGTTTGGAAATATTTATTTACAGTAAATCCCAGTGACATCATTAAATTTGATTCTATAGAGTACATCCCCATACCAAATAATTGGGAAACTAGTGATAATTCAGAAATAGTTGCAATTAGAGATTCTGCAGATTCTTCAGTAAATTACAATCAAATTAAAAAAGTTTTTATTCAAAGTTCTGGAAATGGATATAACGTAACAGATAGTCAATTGGATATAATTGGTGATGGTGAAGATGGTAGAGTAATAGTTGATGTTGTTGGTGGAAAAATAAATGATGTTGTAGTTTCTAGTGGTGGTAGGGGATACACTTATGGTAGAGTAAATTTATCTACTATAAATCAAGGAGCAACTTCTTTTGCACATTTAATACCAATCATTCCACCATCTCTTGGACATGGGTATGATATTTACACAGAACTTGGGTCCGATAAATGTTTAATTTACGCAAGATTTGATGATTCGACAAAAGATTTTCCCATAGATACTAAATTTTCACAAATTGGAATTATAAAAAATCCAACAATTGTTGGGTCTTCAAGTTCAATATTTACCGAAAATACATTTTCGAGTGTAATTGGATTAAAATTAACTAATGCAGTAACAAATTCAACAAGTGCAATTCCAGGAACTACAATCTATCAAACAATATCTGGAGTTGGTACGGCAATTGGATATATTGCATCATACGACGATGAAACAAAAGTTTTAAAATATTTTACAGATAGATCTTTATTTTACAATAAAACTTACTATAATCAGATAGATAGTAAATCTGTTGGGTCAGAATCAGTTAAAATAGAATTTTCAATTGCTGGAGATACTATTACATCATCCAATAATTTTACGGCAACTATTCAAAATTTTAGTGGAATTACGACATCAATTTCTCCAACAAAAACAATTAGATTGGATTCAACTTTTACAAATGGCATATCTCTTCCTGAAATAAATAAAGCATCAGGAGAAATTGTATATCTTGATAATCGTCCTCTTGTAACTAGAAATCCAAGGCAAAAGGAAGATATTAAAATCGTACTAGAATTCTAAAAAAATGGCACAAAAAATAAACTTAAATGTTTCTCCATATTATGATGATTTTGATGCTGAAAAAAATTTTTATAAGGTTCTTTTTAAACCCGGAACTCCAGTACAAGCACGTGAATTAACAACTCTCCAAACAATTTTACAAAATCAAATTCAATCTTTTGGAAGCAACATATTTAAAGATGGATCTGTAGTTGTTCCTGGAAATATAACTTATGATCCAGATTATTATGCAGTAAAAATAAATTTGCTTCATCTAGGATTGGATGTTGAATTTTATGTTGAAAATTTAATAGGAAAAAAAATAATTGGTCAAACATCAAAAATTTCTGCAATAGTTCAGAATGTAATAAAAAGAACAGATTCTTCAGTATCAACAACTACTCTCTATGTAAAATATCTTAGTTCAGATTCCAATTTTCAAACATCTAAGTTTATAGACGGAGAAACATTAATAACTCAAGATACATTTAGTTATGGAAATACTACCATAACTTCAGGAAGTACTATTGCATCTTTAATTGAATCAAATTCAACATCTACTGCTTCCTCAGTTTCAATTGCACCAGGAATTTATTTCATTAGAGGATTTTTTGTTAATGTTTCCCAAGATACATTAATTTTAGATCAATATACCAATACTCCATCATACAGAATTGGTTTAGAAATTATTGAAGATCTTACAACTTCTTATGAAGATTCTTCTTTATATGATAATGCAAAAGGTTTTACCAATTATGCTGCTCCAGGTTCCGATAGACTGAAAATAAATACAAAATTATCTAAAAAATCTTTAACAAATTTTAATGATGAAAATTTTATTGAAATTTTAAGAATTACTGACGGACAAGTTAAAAAAATAAAAGATACGAGCGACTATTCTTTAATAAAGGATTATCTAGCAAAAAGAACGTATGAGGAATCTGGAAATTATTCTTTAGCACCATTTGAAATTGACGTTGTAGATTCATTAAATAATTTATCGGATTCTAATGGATTATTTTTGGCAAGTGAAAAAACTGAAGAATTAAACACACCGTCAGAAGATTTGTTATCTATAAAGGTTTCTTCGGGAAAGGCGTATGTTGGTGGATTTGATATTGAAAAATCCGGAGCAACTGTTTTGGACGTTATAAAAACTAGAGAAGTTGAAACTGTAGCATCAACATCTATTCCATTTGAAATGGGAAATTTAATTGTAGTTAATAATGTTTCCGGAGCTCCAGTCATTGGAATTAATAATGATTATATTGTAGAGTTATATAATCAAAGAAAAATTGGAAATTCTAGTGCTTCTGGAACAAAAATTGGAGAAGCAAGAGTATATTCCTTTTCAGTAAGTGATGCTCCATATGAAAATAAAAAAACTAATTGGAATTTATACTTATATGACGTTCAAACATATACCACATTAACTTTAAATTCAAATTTATCTTCTCAAAATTGCCCACCCACATCATACATAAAAGGATCCAATAGTGGTGCTTCTGGATATGTTGTTGGATCTCCAAGTGGGGATGATATTACTTTGTCCCAAACTTCCGGATCTTTTATTTCGGGAGAACAAATTATAGTCAATGGTGATAATTCAATATCAAGATCCATAAAATCTTTGAGGGCATATGCTGTAGATGATATAAAATCATTATATCAAGATTCATCTACAATGGGACTACCGAGTGATTTTTCTGCAGATACATTTTTAGAGAAAAAAACACCATCAAATTTTAGAGTAAGTGATAGAATTATCATTACTGCCAGAAGTGGTGGAATAAGTACTGCTACTTCACCAGGAAATAATTTTATTGGAATCAAGAGTGATACTATTATTAGATATCAAGTAGCAGGATTATCAACTGAAACATATAATAGAATTAGTTCCGTTTCTGCTGACGGTCTATCTATGATATGTGTTGGAGTTGGAACAACAGTTGCTGGAGTTTGTATTAGTGACCTTCCAACCTCAGAAACTACTACGTCCTTTACTTTGGGAATTCCATCAATTAAAAATACCCAAAAATCCTCATTATATTCCAATCTATCCAATACAAATATTTCGGAAGTTAATTTATCAAATTCACAATTAACATTTAAAAAACAAATAACTGGCAAATCTACATCATCATCAGGAACACTTTCACTTACAACATCAGATGTTGAAGTTGCTAATTGTTCATTTGAACCATTCAATACTCAAAGGTATTCAATTTTTTATTCGGATGGAACTATTGAACCTTTGTCATATGATAAAGTTTCAATAGAAAACAATGGTCAAAATATATCATTTAGTGGTATATCACCATCAAAATCAGCAACAATAGATGTAACAGTTACCAAAAATATTATTAAAAATAAGAAAAAATTATCTACAAGAAGTCAAAAAATCCAAATATCTAAAACTGCTGAAACTAGAAATAAAAATGTTAGCGGTTTATCAACAAATCAATACTATGGTCTTAGAGTTGAAGATGAAGAAATATCTCTTAGTGTTCCAGACGTATATAAAGTTATAGCAATATACGAATCTTTGGATTCATCATCACCAATTTTGGATAAACTTACATTTTCTTCAGGATTAAATTTAGATACAAATTCAATCTTGGGAGAAAAAATAATTGGATCCACTAGTGGAGCAGTTGGGCAAATTGTTACTAGGAGTTCCTCAACACAAATTGAGTTTGTGTATTTGAACAAAAATAAATTTCAATCTGGAGAAACTGTAAAATTTGACGAATCTAAAATTTCTTCTTCTTTAGTCTCCATAGATGTTGGTTTATATATTGACAGAACAGAAAATTACGATTTGGATAAGGGACAAAAGGATCAATACTATGATTATTCCAGAATAATTAGGAAAAATGGAAGAATCCCATCCAAAAATCTTCTAGTAATTTATAATTGCTATATTGTTCCATCTAATGATATTGGTGATTTATATACTGCAAATAGTTATGATTCTGAAAGATTTAAATTTGACATTCCACTACTAAAAAATCAGTTAAGAGCATCTGATACTTTTGATCTCAGACCAAGAGTATCACAATTTACTTCAATTTCAAAATCACCTTTTGCATTTTCTAGTAGGAACTTTTCAGAATCTGGTGTTAATCCGCCATTAGTTGTAGCACCAAATGAAAGTTCTTCTGTTGGTTATTCGTATTATGTGCCCAGAATTGATAAACTTATCCTGAATAAATCTGGAGATTTTAAACTAATTAAAGGGATAGCAACATCAAATCCTAAGGAACCAGAATCTTCACAAGATTCTATGGATATTGCCACAATTAAAATACCAGCATATGTTTATAATGTAGATGATATTTCAATTTCATTGATTGAAAATAAACGATATACTATGAAAGATATTGGGAAATTGGATGATAGAATTAAAAATTTAGAGAATTTAACATCACTAAGTTTAATAGAATTGGATACAAAATCTTTACAAATTACTGATGCAGATGGTTTATTAAAATTTAAATCTGGATTTTTTGCAGATAATTTTAGAGATAATAAATTTATAGATATTGCCAATCAAGATTCTAATAGTACTGTGAATACATCATTAGAAGAATTAACTTCAGATATTTCCATATATTCACTAAAATCTAAAATTTATCCTAATGAAACAGTTAATTCCGAATCGGAAGATTTTTCGGCAAATATAAGTTTATTGGATCCAAATATTAAAAAAACTGGAGACTTATTAACACTCAATTATTCTGAAGTGGAGTGGGGAGATGTATCTCAGTTATTTGCAACTAAAAAAGAATCTATAAATTTATCCGGTCTTACTGATTACAATGGATATGTAAAATTAAGACCATCTTCAGATGCGTGGGTAAGAACTATTAATACTGATGGAAAAGTAATTATTAAATCCCAAAGTGAATGGAAAGATTCATTTATTTCAAATTTAATTTCTAGCAGCAAATATGACAATAAAATAAGATCAAGAAATGTAGAATTTACTGTAGGTAATCTTTACCCAAACACTCAGTATTACTCTTCATTGGACAGTAGAAATGATGTTGATATAATTCCTAAACTTTTACAAGTTTCAATGATAACTGGAGTTTTCCAGTCAGGTGAAATTGTCGAAGGTTATGTTGGATCAGAAAAACTGGCATGTTTCCGTCTTTCAAATACCAATCACAAATTTGGTCGGTATAATTTACCAGATGAAATATATTCAGAAAATCCATATTTACCATCCAATATATTAAATTCATATTCACAATCTTCTTCAATTTTAAATATAGATACTTATTCTTTATCAGATAATTCTGATGGAAGATTTTATGGGTATGTACCATTTGAAATGATTTTGGTTGGAAAAACTAGTAAAGCTCAGGCAACAGTATCAAATCAATCTTTAATTTCCGACAGTGTTGGAGATTTAATTGGATGCTTCTTTATTAGAGATCCATTATCAAATCCAACTCCACAAACAACATTTAATGTTGGAACCAAAACATTTAGAATATCACAGACATCAGCATTTAATTCAACATCAACAGTAAATTACTGCGAAACAAATTTTTACACTAATGGATCTCCACAATCTTATACGAATAATTTTATTATTAGGAGACCAGTTTTATCAAAATCTTTTAAAAATATAACAAAAGATCCGCTTACTCAAACATTTAGAACTGATAATTCTGGAGGATTCATAACATCATTAGATTTATTTTTTGCTGAAAAAGATAACTCTGAGAAATTAACTATTGAAATTAAAGAAGTGGATCTTGGAGGTTCTCCTACCAATAATGTTGTTCAAGATTTTTCCAGGGTTCAAATTTCTCCAAGTAAAATTATAATTTCTGCAGATGGAGAAACTCCAACAAATATTAAATTACCGTCACCACTTTATTTGGAACCAAATAAACAATATGCTATTTCGTTAAATTCACCATCTTCCCAAAATTACAAAGTCTGGATTGCCGAATCAAATAAACCTACTGTTGCAACACAAAATTATCCCAATGCCTTGCAAGTAACATATTCAAATCAATATGTTGGTGGAAATCTTTATAAACCACAAAATGGGACAACACCAATTTCAAGTCCATTTGAAGACTTAAAATTTAGGTTATATAAAGCAAAATTCTCAAGTAAATCTGGAACTGCATATTTTATGAATCCAGATCTTTCTGGAAGTGGAACTGGGGATGATTATGACTTTAATATTCAAAAATTGACAAACAACCCAATAACAATGTACCCAAGAAAATTAATTGTGGGTATTTTGACAAGCACAAATTTGAGCACCATTTTAACTGTTGGCACAAAAGTTGCTGAGGGGGCAAAGTATGGGTATATTGAAAAAGTTGGAGGTAACATATCAGGAATTTCAACTTCAAATGTTGGAACTGGATATTCTTCCGGAGCATATACTTCCGTACCATTATATACTATAACTGGATATGGGAGCAGTGCTACCGCAAACATCACTTTTGCTTCTAACGGAACAGTTTCTGTAGTTTCAATAGCAAATACTGGAAATGGGTATTCGGCCGGTGATTTATTGGGAATTACAACAAGTTCAGTTTCCAAAGGTAGGGGAGCAACTATATCAGTTTCTTCCATAAACACCATAGATACTTTGCGATTAACAAATGTCAAAGGTCAGACATTTACTACAGGAAATTCTATAGGATATTATGATGGTAATACTTTGGTTGCTTTATCTGGAACAACAGTAAGAGGTACTTCTTCAATTGTAAATGATTTGTATAGTGGAGATATTATTAAAGTAAATCAATATAATCATGGAATGCATTCCTCAGGTAATGTGGTTACAATAAGTGGAGTATTTCCAGACACTGTCCCAGAAAAACTAACAGTTGCGATAGTACCATCATCCCTAACAATAGGTGTGGCAAATACTGCAACATTCACGACATTTGAAGGAAGCGTTGGAGTTAATACTGGATATGTTTTGATTGACAATGAAATTATATCCTATGATAGTGTTGGTTCTGGAGTTTTAAATATATCCACTAATGGTCGAGGAATTAATGGATCTATCACCAGAAATCATTCAATCAATGATTTAGTTTATAAGTATGAACTAAATGGTATGTCATTGGCAAGAATTAATACCACACACGAAATTTCAAACAATTCTTCACTATTGACATCCTTGAAAGATATTGATAATTATTATTTAAAGTTATTTGATGGATCAAATACCATAAACTTTAACGAAGAAAAAACATCAGGATCTTCAAATTGTAAAGCAACTCAAAATTTCCAATATAATTCAATAATACCCCAATTCAATACACTATCTCCTCAGAATACATCAATAAATGTATCTTTAAGATCAATTACTGGAACAAGTGCTGGTGGATCTGAAATTTCATTCTCCGATAATGGATATGAATCTGTGGCATTAAATAGCAACAATGAATTAAATTCTCCAAGAATGATATGTTCTAAAATTAATGAGACTACTAATCTGACATTTATGCCAAGATCAAAATCTTTGATTTTAAATATTAGCATGGATACGACAGATGAGAATGTTTCGCCAATAATTGATGTGACAGAGTCTGGAACATTTATTTTGAGTAGAAATAGAATTAATAATCCAATATCAGATTATGTATCAGATTCTAGATCCAATAATTTGATCGGAGATCCACATTCTTCAGTGTATGTTTCGAATAAAATTAACTTATTGCAACCAGCAACTTCACTAAAAGTTATAACAAATTCATGTAGAAATTCCTCTAGTGATTTTAGAGTTTTGTATAGATTATTTAAATCGGATTCTAGTGAAATTGAACAATCATATCAATTATTCCCAGGATATAATAATCTCAAAGATTTAAATGGGGATGGTATTGGGGATATTGTTATTGACAAATCTTTAAATAATGGATCTTCCGACATTTTTGTTTCATCCGATGAAAATAATAATTTTTCAGAATATCAATTTAGTGCCGATAATTTGGAAGAATTTAATGGATTTGCAATTAAAATCGTTATGAGTGGTACGAATGAAGCATATCCACTAAGATTCAGAGATATTAGAGTAGTTGCACTGGCATAACAATAATGATACCAATCAATGACTATAAAAATTTATTTCGGGATGAAAATTCCGGTGCAATTGTAAATGGTGATACATATGAATATTTACAATATGTTAAAATTAAAAATGAAAAGAAAAAGCAAAAAAATGAAATAGATGAGATTAAAAAAGAATTGAGTGAAATTAAATCTTTATTAAAGGAGTTATTGCGTGGAACCTGAAGAAATTAAATTAAATTCTATGAATAAATTATTTGAATATTAAAAACATTGTAGAATTATTGATAATTTAAATATTGTCAAATTAAAAAATTTTCAAAATTGTATTGCAAATTGTATTTAAAACAGCAAGAGGTTATTAGCAATCTTGATAAAATGTAGATATAAATATACTGTAGAATATGTTCTTCAATAATGGCGTCAGTATATGTAAATAATGTTGTTATTAACTCTGGGGCAACTTTTACCCAAGAATATTTTCTTGAGAATAGTTCTACAAATTCTGCCTTAATTTTATCAAATTCATCAGTAAGTTCTCAAATGAGAAAATGGTCAGGTAGCGTCGGAGTAACAACATTTACAACTACTATAGTAAATGCATCTGCTGGACAAATTAAAATTGGATTGGGATCGAGTGCAACTTCAAATTTAAAACCAGGAAGATATATTTACGATATATTGATCACTGATAATGGTACAAATGTTGTAAGTAGAGTCGTTGAAGGTATGGTATTAGTTAGAGAAGGAGTTACTCGATAATGTCTAAACCAGCAAGCAAACAGCAATTGGTAGATTACTGCCTTAGAAGACTGGGAGCTCCAGTTTTAGAAATTAATGTTGACGAAGATCAAATAGATGACCTTGTTGATGATGCATTACAGTATTTTCATGAGAGGCATTTTGATGGTGTTGAAAGAATGTTTCTCAAATATCAAATTACACAAGAGGATATTGATAGGGGAAGTGCAAGTGCAAAAAGTCCTCAAGGATCTGGGATAACTACAACAACAGGATCATCAACAATTAATGGAATTTCTAAAACATTTAATTTTTATGAATCTTCAAATTATATACAAATTCCAGATTCTGTGATTGGAGTTGAAAAGATTTTTAAATTCAATTCCAGTACAATTTCTTCTGGGATGTTTAGTATCAAATATCAATTATTTTTAAATGATTTATATTATTTCAATTCCATCCAATTATTGCAATATTCTATGGTTAAATCATATCTGGAAGATATTGATTTTCTTTTGACAACAGATAAGCAAATAAGATTTAATAAAAGGCAGAATAGGTTATATTTGGACTTTAATTGGGAGGGAAATAAACCAGGAGATTTTCTTGTCATAGATTGTTATAGGATTTTGGATCCTAATGATTTTACTAAAGTGTGGAATGATAGTTTTTTAAAAAAATATCTGACTAGTCTGATTAAAAAACAATGGGGACAAAATCTTATTAAATTTAGGGGTGTCAAACTTCCAGGTGGAATTGAACTTAATGGAAGAGAAATTTATGAAGACGCCGAAAGAGAATTGACGGAAATTAGGGATAGAATGACTACAGATTATGAATTACCACCTTACGATTTTATTGGATAATGGCACTCAATCCTTTCTTTTTACAGGGATCTCCTGGAGAACAACGTCTTGTACAAGACTTAATTAATGAGCAACTTAAAATATATGGAGTTGAAGTTTCATATATTCCAAGAAAATTTGTAAGAAAAAGTACAATTTTAAGAGAAGTTACTTCTTCTAAATTTGATGACAATTTTTCAATAGAAGCATATGTTGCAAATTATGATGGATATAGTGGATCTGGAGATATTTTAACCAAATTTGGAATGAGTCTAAGGGATGAGGTTACTTTAATTATATCTAGAGAAAGATTTGAAGATTTCATATCACCATTTTTGGAGGGTATGGATGATGATGAAATAATCTTATCGTCGCGCCCAAGAGAGGGTGATATAATTTATTTTCCTTTGGGTAAAAGATTATTTGAAGTTAAATTTGTAGAGCACGAGCAACCTTTTTACCAATTAGGTAAAACTTATGTTTATGAATTGAAGTGTGAATTATTTGAATATGAGGATGAAGTTGGTGGAAACAATGATTCAAATACCACCATTGAAGAGATAGATTCCGTATTACAAACTCAAGGTTACATAACATCTTTAAAATTATTTGCAACTGGACAACGAGCAACTGCTTCAGCAGGAATTTCAAGTGGATATGTTAGAAAAGTTATTTTGTCCAATGATGGGTATGATTATGTTGGAATTCCAACCGTTTCATTTACTCCAGCACCTACGGGTGGTGTAACAGCATCTGCAGTTGCAATAACTACGTGTAAAGGTGGAGTTTGTTCTATTAAAGAGATATTATTAGTTAATCCAGGATCTGGATATACATCAATTCCAACTGTGACAATATATGCTAATGGAAGTGGTTCTGGAGCAGGTGCTACTTGTGATTTAGTCAAAGGTTCGTATGGTGTTGGTGCAGTCGGAATACAAACGTATGGTCAGGGGTACGCAACAGCGCCAGTCATAACGTTTAGTCCTCCTCCAGTAGGAACTGGGGTAACTGCACGGGGAAGGGTTGTTGTAGGGGCAGCAGGAAGCATTACACAAGTTCTTATTTTAGATGCTGGAATAGGATATACTTCATCCACATCTATAACTATAGATCTTCCACCTCTCATAACTGGTATTGGTACTTATACATTTAATGAGATTGTTACTGGATCTATTTCTGGTTCAAAATCTAGAGTTAAATCTTGGGATAAAGATATCAATATTCTTCAAGTCGGAGTAATTGATGGTACATTTATTCCTGGAGAAATTATAGTTGGATCTGGATCTTCGGCAACATATACCTTACAACTCACATCTCAAAGTGAATTTGCGGATAAATATGAACAAAACGACGAAATCGAAGAAGCAGCAGATCTAATTTTAGATTTTTCAGAATCAAATCCATTTGGTAACTACTAATGCTTGGAACATATTACTATCACGAAATAATCAGGAAAACTATCATTTCCTTTGGAACACTTTTTAATCAAATATACATTAAGCATAAAGATGCTAATGATGCTGATTACAGTGAAATGAGAGTTCCCTTAGCATATGGACCAACTCAAAAGTTTTTAGCAAGACTTGAGCAGCAGGCAGATTTAAATAAACCAGTTCAAATAACATTGCCAAGAATGTCATTTGAAATGATTTCAATCCAATATGATCCATCTAGAAAATCTGGTGTAACTCAAACATTTAAATCTTTGGATGGACAAAACTTAAAAAAAGTTTTTATGCCAGTTCCATATAATATTGGATTTGAACTTAATGTGCTAACAAAATTAAATGATGATGCACTACAAATTGTTGAACAAATTCTTCCATATTTTCAACCAGCATTTACTGTAACAGTTGATTTAGTAGATTCTATTGGAGAAAAAAGAGATATTCCCGTTGTTTTGGAAAATGTTTCCTTTCAAGATGATTATGAAGGAGATTTTTCAACTAGAAGATCTTTAATTTATACGTTCCAATTTACTGCTAAGACATACTTATTTGGACCAATTGCAGCATCAACCGATGGTCTCATTCGTAAAGTTCAAGTCGATACTTATACATCTACAGATGTTATATCTGCTAAGAGAGAAATGAGATACACAGTTGAACCAGATCCTATTGATGCGACACCGGATGATGATTTTGGATTTAATGAGAATTGGGATTTCTTCCAAGATTCTAAAACATATAGTCCAACACAGCAAATTGATATTTAATAAATTATGACCAATAGTTATGGTGGATTGGATAAGGCACTTAATATAGAAAGTGATATTGTTGACGTTAAGGCATCCTCCAAAGAAATTAATATTCTTCCAAAAGAAAGTAGTGATATTAAAAAAGATTATGAATATACTAGAGCAAATCTATATTCATTAATTGAAAAGGGGCAGGAAGCAATTAATGGAATTATGGAACTTGCTGGTGAAGGTGGTAGTCCTAGAGCATATGAAGTTGCCGGACAATTAATTAAAAGTGTTGCTGATACAACAGATAAATTAATTGATCTTCAAAAGAAACTTAAAGATGTTGAAGAAGATGTGCCAAAAACTACCAATAATGTCACGAATAATGCATTATTCGTTGGATCTACATCAGAATTGTCAAAAATACTTAAACAAGGTTTTCTAAATAACAATAAGGAATAATTTTTTTTATTGTGCATAAATTAAAACCTCATAAATCAGTTGAGCAAATTGCAAGAAAACATCGTATGGATGTTTTTGATATTCAAAAACAATTGGATATGGGAGAACCAATTGAGCACGAGCATACTAAGAATCATAAACTTGCTATGGATATTGCTCTTCAACATTTGGACGAAATTCCAGACTACTATACAAGACTTAAAAAAATGGAAGCATCCGCAAAAAAAGAACATAAAAAGTTCAAAGATGTGAAAGAAGCAACTGATGGAATTAAAGCAAGGGATTATAAAGGCAGGTTAGATAAGTGGTTTGATGATGGTGGATGGGTCCAAACTGGTGGAAAGTATGATGGAAAACCTTGTGCAAAACAACCAGGTCAAACAACAAAACCTTATTGTAGAGATCCTGATGATCGTGCCGCAATGGATGAAGATGAAAGAGATAAGAGAGCTGCTAAAAAACGTAAAGAAGACCCAAATCCAAATAGAACAGGTGAAGCAAAAATGGTAACTCAAGAATCTGCTGGTGAAAAAGACGCTTGCTATAAAAAAGTAAAATCAAGATATAAAGTTTGGCCAAGTGCATATGCTTCTGGAGCACTTGTCAAATGCCGCAAAGTTGGTGCCGATAGTTGGGGAACAAAAACTGAGGAAATTCAAATGGTAAGATATTGTCCAAAATGTGAAAAAGAAGAAACTAGAGATGAGTGTAAATATGGACCTAAGTATTGGGATATGTTTTCAACCCCAGTTGCTTTGGCATCAAATTCATATGATCCCAACAAACCACATCCAGCAAATGAAGAAAAGGATCACGAGTATTCAATGGCTCGTTCTGAACTTTCAACTATTATTTCGGCAGTAAAAAGACTAAAGAAAAAAATGGGCAAGGGTGAGGGAAATGTAGAAGCATGGGTTCAATCAAAAATTACAAAGGCGGCAGATTATATTGATACTGCAGCAGATTATGTTGATAGTGGTGAGATGAAATCCGAGAGTGTAAGTTTTAATATTGGATCGGATCATACAAACAGAAGAACTACAAATGCTTCTAAAAAACTTCAAAAAATGACAACTGCACAACAAGGACAGTTGCCATCACAGAAAGTAAAACAAGTTTTAGGAACAGATATTCCAAGATTTAATAGAGAATCAGTTTCTATTGAAGATGCTAAAGGAAATCATTATGCGGAGTTTATTGACATAATTAAACCAGAACCATTAAAACCTTCAAAGGGAATTGGTAGTGATATGCTCGGGGAAAAATGTTGGGATGGATATACTCAAAAAGGTATGAAAAAGAAAGGAAAGAAAATGGTTCCAAACTGTGTTCCCGAAGGAAAAACTTTTAGTTCTTTTATTGGTGAAGCAAAGAAATCTGAGATGAAGTGTAACTCCCCAAAGGCAGAACCCGTGGGTGATTCTCTCACAGGAAAATCTCACGTAGTTAAAGCGTGTGCAGGTGGGAAAGAAAAACTCATTCGTTTCGGTCAAAGAGGTGTAAAAGGTTCTCCAAAAAAAGAAGGAGAATCGAAAGATTATGCAAGTCGTCGCAATAGGTTTCAAACTAGACACGCAAAAAATATTGCTAAAGGACCAATGTCTGCAGCTTATTGGGCAAATAAAGTAAAGTGGTAAATTATGTCGGACAACATTTACTTAGGTAATCCAAATTTAAAGAGGGCAAACGTTCCTCATAATTGGACTGAAGAACAAATTTATGAATTTGTAAAGTGCAAAGGAGATCCAGTATATTTTGCACTTAATTATATTAAAATTGTTACTCTGGATTATGGATTACAACCTTTTAAAATGTATCCGTTCCAAGAGAAGTTAATTAAAAATTTTCACGAGTACAGATTTAATATTTGTAAGATGCCTCGTCAGACAGGAAAAAGTACTACTTGCGTATCATATCTTTTACATTATGCAGTATTTAATGACAATGTAAATATTGCTATTCTGGCAAACAAAGCATCTACAGCAAGAGATCTTTTGGGCAGATTGCAACTTGCCTATGAAAATCTCCCAGATTGGATGCAACAAGGTATTATATCTTGGAACAAAGGATCATTAGAATTGGAAAATGGATCAAAAATTTCTGCAAACTCCACTTCTTCATCTGCTGTTCGTGGTGGTTCATACAACATCATCTTCTTGGACGAATTTGCGTTTATTCCAAATCACATTGCCGATGACTTCTTTGCATCTGTTTATCCTACTATTTCTTCTGGTAATTCAACTAAGGTAATTATTGTTTCTACCCCCCACGGTATGAATCACTTCTATCGCATGTGGCACGATTCTGAGAGGGGTAAGAACGCATATGTACCTACAGATGTCCATTGGTTCGAAGTTCCTGGTAGAGATGCCGCATGGAAGGAGCAAACGATTGCAAATACTAGCGAGCAACAATTTAAGGTTGAGTTTGAATGCGAATTCTTAGGATCTGTTGATACTCTTATTAACCCATCAAAACTACGAAATCTTGTTTATGATGATCCAATAAAACGAAATAAAGGTTTGGATATTTATGAGGATCCTATACAGGATCATAATTATATGATTACTGTCGATGTTGCCAGAGGAGTTGGAAGTGATTATTCGGCATTTGCAGTTTTTGATATTACAGCATTTCCATATAAGGTAGTAGCAAAATATAAAAATAATGAAATTAAACCGATGCTTTTTCCAAGCATTATTGAGCCTATAGCAAAAGCATATAATTATTCTTGGTTACTTATTGAAATTAATGATATAGGAGATCAAATAGCAAATATATTACATTTTGATTTGGAATATGATAATATTTTGATGTGCTCCCAAAGAGGTCGTAGTGGGCAAATAGTCGGAACGGGATTTAGTGGTAAAAGATCATATCTTGGTTTGAGAATGACTGCATCAGTTAAAAAATTGGGATGTTCCAATCTAAGAACTTTAATAGAAGATGATAAATTATTAACAAATGATTATGATATTATTAGTGAAATGACAACCTTTATACAAAGAAACAATTCATTTCAAGCAGAAGAAGGTTGTAATGATGATTTGATGATGTGTCTGGTTATTTTTGCGTGGTTGGTTGCACAACCATATTTTAAAGAAATGACAAATGATGATATCCGCAAAAGAATTTATGAAGAACAAGAAGATCAGATAGAAGCGGATATGGCACCATTTGGATTTATTTCGGATGGTGTCAATGATGTTGATGGTGTATTTTTTGATGAAAAAGGTGGAGATAGGTGGATGTTTGCATCGGCATCTAAAGATAATCAACCATTAGAAGTTTGGAATATGGACGAATATGGTGATCGGTCTTATATGTGGGATTATCAATAGTTGTCAAGGCATAGGAATTTATAAATATTTCTAGAATACATTGGCCTTGTAGGGGAGAATAAAGATGCCACTCAATTTAGCATCTCCTGGAATTATTGTAAGAGAAGTAGATTTAACAAATGGAAGAGTTGATCCAACTTCCAATGCTACCGCAGCTATTGTAGCTCCATTTGCAAAAGGACCTGTCGAAAGTGTAGTCATTACCACTAATGAGCAGGAACTTTTAGCAAATTTTGGAGAACCATACTCTGTAGGAAACCATTACGAAAGTTGGTTTGTTGCATCATCATACTTAGCATATGGTGGAAATCTTCAGGTTTTGAGATCTGATGGGACTAGTTTAAAAAATGCTAAAGTTGGTTCCGGTTCTCCAATCAAAATTAAAAGTTATGAAGATTATGTGAATAAGGGATATGATGAAAATCCCATCACAAGCGTTACATTTGCGGCAAGAAATCCTGGTTCTTGGGCAAATGGATTAAAAATTGCAGTCATTGACGGCAAAGCAGATCAAATTTTAACAGTAAATTCAATTTCCGGATTAACTGTTGGTCTTGGAGTTACTCAACCAGTTCCGGCAAATACAGTTTTGGCAGGAAGTGGAACAACATCAGTATTAGATGGATATTTTAAAGGCATCATTACTGATGTAGATACTGTCAATACGAAAGTAGATGTAAAACTTTTATCCCATGTAAGTGCTGGCGGAACAGCAACTAATGTTGATTATACTCCAAATGGTGTATATAAATTTGCATCTAGTACTAATATTACATTTGTTGGATCTGGTGCAGGATCTACTTCTTTCACAGCAACTAGAGGATCACTTGGTTCTACTGCAGGATCCATTAATGCGGGAATTGCAATTACTGCATACAATTTAATTCTTTCCACAACACTGGATAATGCTGGCGGTCAACCTTTAATTTATACCGCAACATCTCTCGGCATTTCAACTTCTGGCATTTCCACAGGAACTGGAAGTTTCCTTCTGATTGACAATGAATTAATCAGTATTTCTGCAGCATCAATTTCTACTGGAACAATTTCCGGTGTTACTAGAGGTCAAGTTGGAACTAGTGCAACGGATCATACTGATGGTGTGGCAGTTGCATATTTGAAACAATATTCTGGTATTGCAACTTTAAGTTCTACGGTGAATGCTACCGAAACTGTATTGGGTCTCACAACAACACGTAGTGGGTTATCAACAATTTTCACAGCAGATTCTTATGCTCAATTTAGTGGATCAACAGAATTTGTTAGAGTTAATTCATTTTTAAATGGTGATGTTGCAGCAAGAACAGTAGCATCTGCTCCAGATTGGTTTGATCAACAAACAATTACTTTAACCAATAGCACTGTAAATTGGAATTCTCTAGCAAATAGACCATCAACTTCAACTTTTGCAAGTGCTCGTGGAACAAGATTTGATGAAATCCACGTTGTGGTTATTGATGGTGATGGAGATATTACCGGAAATGAAGGAACTATCTTAGAAAAACATCTTTCACTTTCTAAAGCAAAAAATGCAGTTTATTCTGCAGGTAGCCCATCTTACTGGAACAAATATGTTTCGGAAGGATCCTCATTTATATTTGCTGGATCAGAACCAACAGGAGTTGTTACTTGTGGATTTAGTGCCGGATTTACATTAGCAACTAATGGAAATTGGAACGCTGATACAGAAGAAAATCTAGTATATGATTGCATCGGTTCTCAAACTTATAATATGACTGGTGGATTAAATTATGATGGTGGAAGTGATCTTTCAAATTCAAATGCTTTAAGCAGTTCATTAGCAGATGTATCTTCAGGATATGATCTATTAACAAATACTGAACAATATGATGTTGATTTCATTTTGATGGGATCTGCTGCATATACAAAAGAAACTGCACAAGCATTGGCAAGTAAAATTGTTGCAGTTGCCGAAGAAAGAAAAGATGCAATTGCATTTATTTCTCCATATAAATCTGGACTTCTTCAAGCAAGTGGAACCGAATCTTATTTACCAATTTCCGCATCATCAATTACAGATAATGTAGTTGGTTATTATTCGGCAATTCCATCATCATCATTTGCAATTTTTGATAGTGGATATAAGTATATGTACGATAAGTTCTCAGGAACATTTAGATACATTCCATTAAATGGTGATATCGCAGGACTATGTGCAAGAAATGATACTCAAGGAGCTCCTTGGACTTCTCCAGCAGGAACAACTAGAGGTGCAATTTTAAATGCAGTTAAACTTGCATACAATCCATCTAAATTGCAGAGAGATGTTCTTTATTCAAATAGAGTTAATCCAGTAATTTTCTCACCAGGTTCTGGAATTATTTTATTTGGTGATAGAACTGGTCTTGCAAAAGCATCATCATTTGACAGAATTAATGTTCGTAGATTATTCATCTACATTGAAAATGCAATCAGTGCTGCCGCTAAGGATCAATTATTTGAATTTAATGATAATACAACAAGAAGTACTTTTGTAAATATTGTTGAACCTTTCTTACGCGACATTCAAGCAAAGAGAGGCATTATCGACTTCCGCGTTGTTTGTGATGAAACCAATAATACTGCCTCTGTTATTGATAGCAATGAGTTTATTGCTGACATTTATATTAAACCATCTCGTTCAATTAACTTTATTGGACTAACTTTTGTTGCCACGAGAACGGGTGTTTCCTTTGAAGAAATTATCGGAACTGTTTAATTTAAATCAATAAAAACACTCAGAGGTAAAAACAATGGCATTAAAAAAAATTAGCGAATTTAAAAGCGCACTAACCGGAGGTGGTGCAAGATCTAATCTATTTTCCGTAGATCTTGAATTTCCTTCCGACGTTCCAATTTCCGACGGCCCGGCCAGCAAAACTTTAGGAGAATTTCTTGTAAAATCTGCAGCACTTCCAGCATCTCTTATTACCCCAGTTGAGGTTCCATTTAGGGGACGTATTTTAAAATTGGCAGGTGAAAGAACATTTGATACTTGGACTATTACAGTTATTAACGATACTGATTTTAAAATTAGAACAGCATTTGAGCAGTGGATGAATGGAATTAGTAAATTGAGTGATGGTACTGGTATCATTAACCCATCAACCTATCAAGTTGATGGTATGAAAGTCAATCAATTGGATAGAAGTGGTTCAGTACTTCGTTCATATAAATTTTATGGTGTCTTCCCAACTAATGTTTCTCAGATTGATCTTTCAATGGATACAACTGATAGCATCCAAGAATTCACCGTTGAACTTCAAATTCTTTATTGGGAATTAACATCCGACAATAATACAATAGCAATTTCATAATAAATAATAATTAATAAGTTAAATTATATAATATGGCAAGACTTTTTGGTTTCTCTATTGAAGATCCTGACAATAAATCTAAACTCGTCTCCCCCGTTCCCCAAAATAATGAGGACGGGGTTGATAATTTTGTTGCAAGTGGTTTTTATGGTCAATATTTAGATATTGAAGGTATTTTTAGAACAGAAAATGATTTAATTAGAAGATATAGAGAAATGGCACTTCACCCGGAGTGTGATGGTGCTATTGAAGATGTTGTTAATGAAGCAATTGTTAGTGATCTTTATGATTCTCCAGTTGAAATTGAACTATCAAATTTAGATGTTAGTGATAAATTAAAGACCAAAATAAGAGAAGAATTTAAATATATTAAAGAGATCATGGATTTTGATAAAAAATCTCATGAGATTTTTAGGAATTGGTACGTTGATGGGCGTTTATACTACTTAAAAATTATTGATCCAAAAAATGCTGCTGATGGCATTAAAGAAATTCGTTATGTTGATCCAATGAAAATGCGCCATATACGTCAAGAAAAGAAACTGGATAAAAATTCAAAAGTAAATATGAATCCGGAGATGATCAATCCAATGAATGGTAGGGTTGATTATCGTTCATATTCACCAGAAATAGAAGAATATTATATTTACACACCAACACCAAATTATCCAACTGGAATGTTATCCAGCTCTGGTGCTCAAAAAGGAGTTAAAATTGCAAAAGATTCTGTTACTTATTGTACTTCCGGATTAGTAGATCGAAATAAAGGAACTGTTTTATCATATCTCCATAAAGCAATTAAGGCACTCAATCAATTGAGAATGATTGAGGATTCTCTGGTCATTTATAGATTATCTCGTGCGCCAGAAAGACGAATTTTTTATATTGATGTAGGAAATCTTCCCAAGGTAAAGGCAGAGCAATATTTGAAAGAAGTTATGAATCGATATCGTAACAAACTTGTTTATGATTCCAATACTGGAGAAATTCGAGATGATCGTAAGCATATGAGTATGCTTGAAGATTTTTGGTTGCCACGTAGGGAAGGTGGTAGAGGAACGGAAATTACAACTCTTCCTGGTGGGCAAAATCTGGGAGAACTTTCCGATATTGAATATTTTCAAAAGAAACTTTATAGAGCACTTGGAGTTCCAGAATCCAGAATTGCTTCTGATGGTGGTTTTAATCTTGGTAGATCATCTGAAATTCTCCGTGATGAATTAAAATTTACAAAATTTGTTGGAAGACTTAGAAAAAGATTTGCAAATTTGTTTACAGATATGTTAAGAACTCAATTAATTCTTAAAAATATTGTCTCCGTGGAAGATTGGGAAAGAATGTCTGATCACATTCAATATGATTTTATCTATGATAATCAATTTTCAGAGTTGAAAGAATCTGAATTGATGAATGATAGACTTGCATTGGCAGCAACAATTGAACCATATATTGGAAAATACTATTCTGCTCGTTATGTTAGAACAAAAATTCTTCGCCAAACTGATTCCGATATTATCGAAATAGATAAGCAAATTAAATTGGAAATTAAGGATGGCATTATTCCAGATCCTTCAGCAATTGATCCAATTACTGGAGAACCATTACCTCCAGAAGGAGTTGGTTACGGTACATCAGGTATGGGTCAAAATGGTATGGATGCTGGTCAAATTCCCAAAGAGGATAATATTGATAAACAAGGAGCAATAACAGATGCTCAGTCACAAAAAGATGCTAAAAAGGTAAAAATATAAATAAAAATATAAATATACTAAATTTTTATGGAAGAACTTATCGACTTGATTGCTACTGATTCGTCAGCATCAGAAATCAGTGACAAAATTAAAGACGTTCTGTTTGCTAAGGCAGCAGAAAGAGTTGATGCTGCTCGACCTTTAGTTGCCACATCTATGTTTGGTAATGAACCATCATACGAGGATCAAGAATAATGACAATCACTAAGATTATTACAACTGAAGTAAGTACTCCAACCAGTGCTGGTACTGCTAGTAGTATCGGTGATGCAACTTGCGTTCGCTTATATAATAATCAAACTGGTATTGTAACTGTCGGAATAAACACTTTAGTTGGTGCCGCAACTACAAATTTCTTTGCATTACCAAGTTCATCTGTTGAATTCTTACAAAAAACAAGTACTGATGTCATTTGGACTTCAGCAGCTATTAAAGCAAATAAAGTAGCATTCACAAACTAAAATGAAACTCATCACAGAAGAAGTACAACAGGTTAAATTCATCACCGAAGGTAAAGGTGCCGAAAAGAAAATGTTTATTGAGGGAGTTTTCCTTCAAGGTGATATCTGTAATCGTAACGGCAGAATGTATCCAATGCAAACTCTTACCCGCGAAGTAAGAAGATATAATGAGGCATTTGTCGGTAAAGGTCGTGCTCTTGGAGAACTCGGACACCCTGATGGTCCAACCGTTAATCTTGATCGTGTTTCTCATAAAATTGTTTCCCTTGAACAAAGAGGAAGCAACTTTATTGGTAA